ACGTTCCAGGCATTTTTCAGCCTGGAGAAGAACGAATTTTCCATTTTGAATTTCTACCCTTTCGTTAAACCATATCTACTTCTTTCTTTCTGTAAGCAACTCTCCCACTACCCCAAATGCCATTCTTGAACTCGCTCATATCGTAGCCGACATCTGCAAGAGCCATATGAACGCCAACCTCGCCACGTTTAGCCACGAACTGAATTACTTTGCCAGATGGAGAGCGCAAATCAGTAACTTTTGTGTTCATCAAAGAGGCGAGTTTTTTGTTATATGCATTTATGTAAGATTTGTTGATCTTTCGCCCAGAATACTGTGGGTTCAGCTCTTCTTTAAGGTAGTTTCGCAGCTCTTTCTCAGAAGATTTATAGGCATTTCTATAAATTTTGTTATAGTTTTTCTTAGCCCATTTCGCATCTTTCTTTTCGAGTTTTCTACGACCGGCCGGAGTTAACGAGCCATCTGGATTCTGGTATCTGCGGACTCCCCATTTCATACCGAGGATTCCATGATGATAAAGCTCGTTTTGCATGATAACAACTGACTAGCCTTTCTTGAATTTTTCTTCAGCAAGATTGATAATTTCCTCGGAATCTTGTTCTGCTAAATCCAAAGAATAACTCTGTTCGAATTTAGCAAGCTCAAACAATTCTGGGTCATCGATCTGATCATAAGATCCAAAGTCCTTCTTAAAATTAGCTACGACTTTATCGACAGCTTTGTCTTTTGACAGCCCGTGATACTCGTGGTTTGCTTTTCTCCAAAGAGTTGGCTCGTTTAAATATTTCTCATACCGTTTTAAAACCTCTCTATCCTCTTCTTCCTTCGATAGATCGGTGTCGTCGTAGTCATTTTGAATTTCCTCGATAAAATCGATGTCGAACTTTCCGTTCTCTCTTGCATCGCGAAGCATTTCATCGCGTTTGGAACGTCTTGCTTCGTCATATTGCTTATCGTAATTATCTTCTTCTTTTTTAAGTTCTTCTTTTGTTTTGTTTTTTATCTCTCTTGCCGTATCAACTGTTGCGTTCTTTACGGTCTTGAAGCCTTTCTTGAAAATTCCGCCAACAGTTTTTCCGAAGCCTTTTATGCCAGCTTTAGCAACGTCGGCTCCATATCTAATTTTTCCGGCTGTAGTCAGAGAACCATCCTCATTCTGGTAACGCCGTATACCCCACTTCATTCCCAAAATGCCGTGATGATAAATAGAAGAATCAGAAGAGTCTCTGTGGCAAAAAGAACTTTGTTTCACATTATGGTAGTAAATCATATTATCCAAATGCCTCTCTGTTATTCTTGTAGGCGACATAAGCATCCATCAATGCTGCGACAGCGTCGATCTTTTCCTCATATCGCTTTTTGTATAATTTTCTATTTCCGTTGGTATCCTCAAGAACGATGCAATTACCCATGGCGAAAGACATGAGTTCTTCATCAAATAGAAGCTCTCTATCTTCGGCCATTTTCTTAAGCTCGCCAAGCGGAACTGACTCTGTTTTGGATCCCTGTATAACCTTCTCAACGCCAAAGGATGCATTTTCAGAAACCCATCTATCAATGAACTCTTTTGCGTTATACGGATCATAACCGAAACAGCACACGTCATAACCGGCATTTTGAATAAATGCATCTAGATCCTCGTATACGGTTTGCATGTCCAGAACAGTTCCATCCAAAACAATGAGACTGCCTTCTTGTATGAATTCCTCATACTTAAGGCGCATAGCCATTTGCAAACGGGAAAGGGTTCTTGATGTGATGTAGTTTCGGGTTTTAATGCCGAATGTGCCGTCTGGTAACGGAAACAGAAATGTGAATGCGCAGAAGTCGTCACCTTGTGATAAGTCAGCTCCGAGAGCGCATTGCATATTCCAGAATTCTCTTTTTCTATGCGGAAGTGTTTCTTCGTAAGTAAAGAAATACGTGTAACCTTCCATAGGAATTCCGAAACGTTTTGCTAAAATGTCGTTGCGAGTTGCCGGGGCTTTTTCCGCTCTCTCAACTTCCAACTGATAAGTCTCGTAACTCACAGTGTAGCCAAGATTCGGATTCGCCTTAATCCACATATCAGGATTAGCAACCTCATCAACTGAATCTAGTTTATAAAACCAGATGGAGACATGCGGGTTGATGTATTCTCCTTTTAGAATACTCATAAGCTCCATCTTTGTTGTGTCACCGCTGCCGTTTCTAACGGTACCTTCAGAGCTTATTGCTAAGATAAAGTAATCGGGAACCTTTGACGCGCCTTGTTCAATAGCACCGACAACGTCCTCCCGAACATCTCCTGATAGCCATTCGTCAACGGTGGCAATCTTGCATCGGAGACCCTGAAGCTTATCGATCGACATAGGCCGGATTTCCAATAGGGACCCAGTTAGAAAATTCTCTATTCCCTTCTTTGTGGAGGCAAGTTTCTGTCTATTAGATTTCGGCCCGGTTGTATTTTGAAGAGAGCCGTCCGTTAGAAACTTAAACAATGGTCCTCGAGCTCTCGTTATAGAAGTTCGAATAGGAGACATAACCTCCTCTGCCTGCTTCATTGTTGGTGCAGTTGTTACTTGATGCGTAGTCGAGGTATCAACGTTGAGGAAGTAACTTTGTATACATGAAGCATACATCGATTTGGCTGCACCACGACCGACTATGAGATACTGCTTATTAGTTAGCCGTTTGAGAACTCTTTTTCTTACATATCGACCGGGCTTGTTTCCGTGACCAGGACGAAATACACTTGTTTCAACGAAGTAGTACCAACCAAAGACTTGTTCGCCCCATAGCTTGAACGAATCCAAAAGCTCAAGGTCTGAACCATCGGTCAAGGTTAGTTCTTTTTCGCAATACGCAATCCATCCTTCGACAGCTTGATCATCGTAATAGATTCCTGGATTTGCTATAAGATCGTCGATGCGATGCATCTCCATCTCTATCTCTCGGTTTACCGGAATCTCTCCTCTCATTACGGCGTCTCTAAACTGTCCGTAATAGATCGGTGTCGCCGTATTAGATAGTGACATTTTTGCTACTTCAACCTTCTAATCGATAATTACTTGCCATGCCGCATCTGATAAATAGCGGTCGCTATACCGGTCAAACCAACACCTATGGTGACAATCCCCCCGGCGGTTTCCAAGAACTGTCTCGCTTTTTCGTATTTTGAAGGAGAGCGGTTAGCTACGGCATCTATATATCGCTGCTCGGTGTTAAGCCGATTTATAATTTGGTTCATTTCCTCGGTAGTCAAAGAAGATAAGTCAATCGAATTGGCGATTCTTCTTCTTTCTCTATTATCCAAGGTTCTTAGAAAATTATTTGTCGAATCGATGGTGCTCACCGTACTGCGCAGAGCTTGCTCTCCGGCTTTTCGTCTTTCGAGTTCAGCTTTGTATTCGTTCTCTTCGCGTTTTTCCGCGATGAGCTTAGCAACCTCTGCGTCTTTCTTCTTATCGTTGTTAGAAGCTTTCTTATTATTAGCCGCATTTTGGCTATCTTTTTTAGCGTTCTTTTGTTCTTGCTTTTTGTTATCTTTTTCTACTTCTTTAATGAGCTTTGCTGTTTTGGCCCGAGCTTCCTCAGCTTCTTTGAGCGCTTTATCTCGCTCAATAGCAGCCTTCTCGGCTTCCTTATTCGCTTTTTCCACCGCCTTCTGAGCTTCTCGATTTGCTCTTTCGACGGCTCTCTGTGCTTCTCGATTGCTTTTTTCAGCCTGTTTCTCGGCAGCTTTCGCACGTTTTTCGGCGTCTATTGTTTCTTTCGATTTGCTAGTCTTTCCACTGGTTTTAATATAAATGGCCGATTTAGGAGGAGTGTATGATTTGCTTTTCGAAGGTATATCTCGCCCGGCCCCAGATACTTCCCATCCGTCGCCTTGTGACTCTCTATATTGCTCACGTCTACGAGCAAGCCCTTCGGCCGTCCAAGTCCCGTCTTCGTTCTGATAACGGCGACGGCCCCATTTCATTCCGCCAATGCCATCATGCTTAACGAATTTTGAGCCGCTCTCGTCAGCTTTGTAAAAATTATTTTGACTCATTCGGTTTTCTCCTTAGGATCGACCTCGACATTCAACCGCCATTCGAACTCTCGTACTTGCTCTTTCATTGACTCGAGCAATGCGGAGGATTGCGTGGGCGGATCGAACATCAGTCGTACTTTCATATACACGTAAGACCTGACCAGCCTTAATCTAGCCGGATCTCCAGTAATAAAATCGTCCCAGGTTTCGTCGGCGCCGGATATGGAAAAACCGTCTTCCGGGCCAACTCCTAGTTGCCTGAGAATCGAAAACGCAGAGTTAATGTAGACGACCAAGTCTGCATCAAACGCCTCGTATTCGGTTGTTATTCCTAGTAATTTCTTAATTGTGTTGAGTATGCTTTCCATGATTGTGCTCCATAATTATTTACGCCAAGGGCAAGTGTCGAATCTGGTTCTCTGAACCGGCGCTTTGGGAAGT